AATTGTGCCGGTGCAGGTGTCACACTGATTGGTTTGAACGATGCACCACCGGTCAAAACAGCTGGCAAATGCGCTTTGTTCAAACCACCATGTGATTCATTCCATGAAGCCGCAATCACGCGGGCATCATCAGCGGTCAAAGCCCCATCAACTTCAATGACACCAGACACGGTTGCGCCCTGACCAAAGAAGGATGAACCAAATTGTTGGGCCGCCAAAGCCAACCCAAAAGTTTCTTTCGCTTCCAATGGGCCGATGCCTAGCGGGCCAGCACCGGAAACCATCAAAGGGATGTGAACCAAATCTTCGGTTGGGAAAGGCTCATTGCCAACTTCCCATGACCAGCCACTAACGCGCGAACCCTTGCGCTTCGGCTTCACCGAAACATCATCAGGGTGCAACGGAACAATGCCGGTTGGGTACTTGCCAGAGCGTTCAACAATCGCGCTGTAAGCGTTCCCGCGAACCGCCAATGACATGATCCACCGGTGGACACCATTCCACAAAGGCAAAGGGTCACCATTCAGATCAACAAAAAGGTTGTTCAAACGCTCTGTCATGGCCGGATCGGTGGCGCGTTGCTTGATGTTCCCATTCATTTGGTACACATAAAGCGGGGTCGAAGACACAGATTCGGCAATGATGCGCACGCACCCATACACAGTGGCGATGCGCAACACCGAATCAGGGGTCACCAAAGTGCCAGCCATGGACAAAACACCAGCTTGCGAATTCGGCGGGATGATCGGGTCAGGGAACGGCCCTGATCTTTGTTCAACATTACGGCGAAGAATGCTCATGAACGGTCACCTTTCGTTGGCAAACCGGCCGCGAAATAACCAATCACCAAACAACAAACACCGGCAACGGCCAGCGCGACACCAACACCAAACAAAACCAATGCCGACAAAACCAGCAAAGCAAACCCAACCAATTCAACAACCGTTGAAATCATGCGACCGCCTCACAGGTAATCATTCAAATTGACAATGGACGAAACAGCCGCCGGTGGTGGTGCGGCTTTCAAAGCGTGGGCCGCAAAGGTCACGGCGTACAAAGGCGAAATGTCAAGGGAAATGTCACGGCGCGAAAAACACCACGCATCGCCAACCCTTCGGCGCGTCACACCAGACACCGCAACATCCAACGAATCCTGCCCAAGGTGGCGCAACCGGCCAGCCTTCACCAAAGAAACAAACCCACCACAGGCTTGCACCACATCAAAAGTCTTCAAAGCCAAAACATCAATGCCAGCTTTGGCAAGATCAGGCAACAATTGGCCGGCCTCTGATCGTGGATCAATCACCACCACATCGGGTTTGTGATCCTTCACAATCTGTTCAAGCCTTGGCAACAACCAATCCAAACCACCATGGTGTTCAATCACATCAATGACCAACACACCATCAGCGCGGAAACCAGCCGCCGCGATAGCGGCCGAACCAGCGTTCGGTGCAACATCAACACCAATGGCAAACGCGCCATCAAAACTAGCCGACACATCGCGGCACACAGCCCACAGGGCTGGTTTGGTTGTGGTTGGCTGTGTAGGGATACCCCCAAAGCGTGGGTGGCTTACAGGGTCGCACAGGGATTTGGGGTGGTTGTGGCTAGGCGTGTGATCCTTTTGTGTGGCCCGCCGGCTTCGGGCAAAAGCACGCTGGCATCGTCCACGGTCTTTGATGGTCTGCCGGTGTTTGATGTTGATGTGCCGCCATGGTCGGGTGATGAAGTTTTGTTTGGTCAGGCTTTGCGCCAGATAGGTGTGACACCAGATGCGCAAGCGGTGGTGATCCGGTCGGGTGCGACTTTGGCGGCAAGAAAACAGGCCGCGGATTTGGTGAAGGCCACCCAAACCATTGTGTTGATGGTTGATGCGAAAACCTGTGTTGATCGTGTGATCAAGCGTGGCCGGTTGAACATTCCCATTGCCCGCCAGATCGCGGGTGTGCGTTATTGGTGGGATCATTTCGAACCTGAACCGCACCGCACTTCAAGGGATTGGTGAACATGGCGAAACCTGTTTCACCAAAGATTGAACCAACACCGGATTTGCGCATTGTGGTTCGCGCGTGCATTGGCCAGATGGGTTGGCTTACACCTTCAGATCAGGCCACTGTTGCGCTTGCGTTGCATTACGCCGAAATGATCGAAACAGCCGAAGACCGCGCAAAGGTTTTGGGTTGGCATGGGCCACATTTGTTGAATACCCTTCGGGCTTTGGGCGGGACACCAGCGGATCGCAAATCCATTGGTGTTGAAGAAAGGGTTGGTGGCCGTCTTGCCGAACTTAGGTCTTTGCGGATCGGAAGCCCCACGGATAGCGACACCGCCGAAGCGTGAATTGACGCGCGAAACCACGCGCGGTTTTGAAGTCATTGATTTTGCTGAAACCGTTTTGGGCATGGTGTTGTTGCCGTGGCAAAAATGGTTGTTTGTTCACGCGCTTGAATTGGATGAATCGGGTTCATACCGTTTCGAAACCGTGGTGGTTGAAGTTGCCCGCCAGAATGGCAAGACAGCGGCAATGAAGGTTTTGTCTTTGTGGCGTATGTATTTGGATCGCGCACCTTTGGTGATCGGGACAGCACAGAATTTGGACACATCGGAAGAAGCGTGGTTGTCTGCTGTCGAAATGGCAGAGAATGTTCCCGACCTTGCGGCCGAAATTGAAGCGGTGGACAAAGCCGCCGGCCGGAAACAACTACGATTGAAGACCGGTGAACGGTACAAAATTGCGGCGGCTTCGCGCCGTGGTGGCCGTGGGTTGTCCGGTGATCTAGTTTTGTTGGACGAATTGCGGGAACACCAGACTTGGGATTCGTGGTCGGCTGTGACAAAAACCACGATGGCCAGACCGCAATCACAGGTGTGGGCGTTTTCCAATGCGGGTGACCGGTTCAGTGTGGTGTTGAAACACCTTCGATCACAGGCAATCACCAGCATTGAAAATGGTGAAGATTCGCCGTTGGCTTTGTTTGAATGGTCTGCCCCTGATGATTGTGATTTGTCTGACCGTCAGGCTTGGGCACAGGCCAACCCCGCGCTTGGTCATTTGATTTCGGAACGCTCCATTTCTTCGGCTTCTTTTTGGTCTGCCTCCATCTGTGCTTGCAGTTTATTTTGCATATAGCTTGTTGTGCCAACATCACCACCATTTAAGGCGGTAATTAGCGCATCTGCAAGTGCATTAACAGAATATGAGCCAGTCACATTATCCCAAGCAGTATTGCCGCCTTCATGCACAGGATAGCCATACCCACTCAGGTATTCGGCCATTGTATCAAAATCGCTACCAGTGCCATCTTGCTTAAAGACACCTAGTAATCCTGCGGCACGTTTGCCTTTGTATGCTTCAACATCAACCCCTTGTGATTTTGCATCAGCAAGGTCTAAGCCACCCAATTTAGCAATGGCGGCTAATAAATCATCTTTATCTTCGTTGATTGTTCTATTGGCTTTCTTTGGCTGTTTAATATGCTTGGTTTTAATGCTGTCATCTTCAATGGCTTGCGTAGGCGCAGCATCAACTACCTGCTCACCTGTGGGCGATACAGGCGCATTAGGCTTAGGCGCATCTGCGATTACACCACCATCTTCGTTATCATCAGGCTTTTTAGGCTGCTGAATCTCAACCACTGGCGCAATAGCAAAGCCGCCATCAACAGGGATGACTTCGTGTGTATCTTTGGTGATAGGCTTTTCTTTTTTCTTTCTAGGCTTCTTAGATTTAACCTCAAGAGCTTTTTCAGCCTGTTCTTGCGTAGGAAATGGCTTGCCGTCATTACGGACGATAATAGGCCGTCTGTCTTGGTTCTCAATGTTGTCACGGTTGATATTCAAGCCAGTAGGCACAGAAACATCACGCTCGTCTTTAGTAGCAGTCTCAGGTGAAGGCAATGCTAATTTAGGCGCGGCTTCTTTGGCTGCCTTAGCTTCATTCTTGGCTTTTACCCATGCTTGAGCCAGTTCAATAGGGCTTTTAACACCATGCTTTTTGCCAACAGAGTCAAGTTCAGCCTTTGTTGGATTGCGGTCAGGATTGGCGGCATATAAATTAGCCATGTCCTGATTAAAGGCGATCTTCTTCTGTTCGGCCTGTGTCTTAGCTTCGGACTCTTTTACTTTTAAGGCTTCTGCTTTCTTTGTCGCGGCAATAGCATCTTGTTCGGCTTTTTTCTTGCTCTCTACGGACGCATAGGCGTTTTTAATGAGCTTGTCGGCTTCTGTTGGCTCATAGTCGCGTAAGAAGTTGACCATCGAGTCATGGTCATTGTTGGCAGCAAAGTCGGCAAGGGTGTTTTCGAGTTGTTGCTTTTCAGAAAGAACGTATGCTTGCTGTTTTTCTTTTTGGCGTTTTTGCGCCAATGCTTCATTAGCTGCTGCTTTGTTTTTGGTTGAATTACTATCAATACGCTCACTTATTGCATCAACAAGTGGCTTTAATGGAATGTTATGTTTTTTGGCAATATCAGAGGTCATAGCCTTTGGATTGCGAGTACCGTCTGCATTAAAAGCCTCATCAACTGCTATCTCAAATGGGGTTTTAGGCGTAGCTGTCGCAGGAGCAGGTTGTTTTGCTGCTTCTTTTTTCTGTTTCTTCGCTACTTTGTGCGCGTCATCAAGCAATGAATTAGCTTCTTCCTCGCTTAATCCTAAATCCGCTACGGCATTACTCAGTGCAA